CGGCGGTACTACACTCCTTCTTTCTGAGCTTTTCCAACTGAGTCCCCTACAACCTAATCCCCTGATTATGAGCAACAAAGACACGCGGCACGTAACGCCCCTAAACACGGCCACCAGGCCAGTGCACCCCGATATGATGACAGACGCAGAGCTAGAATTGCGTATTATGGATATGAAGAACCAGCACAGCCATTGGCGCCACAGAGACAGATGGATGGCAAGAGAAATACATGAAGTCTTGGAAATTTTACTTTTAGAGCAAGCGAAGCGATGACAGAAACACGGCAAAAGCTCACAGACGATTACGTGCAGGAGCACGGGCAAGAGGGCCTAACATATAGAGTTGAGCAGCTTATTGAAACGCTGGCTAACATGATCCGCGACGAACGCAGATTAGAAACCGTCTGCCAGGTGCATGGCACCACCTACAGCACTACAGGCGACAAAGGCCAACAGGTGCACAAGCACAGGCCTGAACATGTGGAGCTCATGAAGGTCCGACAGCTGAAGCTTCAGTACGTCAAGCAGTTGGGTCTAGGTGTAAGCAAAGAGGAAACCACCTGGCACTAATTGCGCCCCTGTAATGTTTGACCAGGCCAAAGCTGACCACGCAATAAAGTGGATTGAAAATTACTGCAGCCATGTGAAGGGCGAGCTTGGCGGACAGCCTTTCATTTTAGAGGATTGGCAAAAAAAAGACATTGTTGGCAAAATCTTTGGCACGATCCGCGAAGACGGCACCAGGCAATATCGGACAGCTTATATAGAACTACCACGAAAGAACGGTAAAACCAACCTAGCTAGCGCCATCGCTCTATATATGCTATGCGCTGAAGGCGAGCCTGGGGCGGAAGTGGTCAGCGCTGCAGCTGATCGCAATCAGGCCCGCATCTGTTTTGAGCTGGCACAGAATATGGTTCGAAATAACGCAACCCTGAGCAGGCGCTGCAAGGTGTTGCAGCATGGCATACAATACCGGGAGAACGTCTATAAGGCCATCAGCGCCGAAGCTGGCACTAAGCACGGGTTCAACTGTTCAGCTGTCATCTATGATGAAATTCACGCAGCCAAAAACAGAGAGCTTTGGGATGTGTTGAGCACGTCAGTAGCCAGCAGGCGACAGCCTTTGGTTATCGCCATCACCACCGCAGGCCATGACATGAACAGCATCTGCAGAGAGCTGCATGATTATGCTATAAAGGTTCAAGATGGCAAGGTTCAAGATCCGAGTTTCTTGCCTGTGGTGTATGCTGCAGACAGATCCGACGACTGGAGCAAGGAAAGCACATGGCGCAAAGCAAATCCAGGCTTTGGCACTATCTGCAAGGCTGACTACTTCAGGCAGGAGGTGCAGAAGTGTAAAGCCAACCCACGCCTAATAAATACCTTTCTTCGGCTTCACCTGAATATCTGGACACATGCGGAAGTCCGATGGGTTACAGATGAAGAATTCATGAGAGGTAGCACAGAATTCGATGATACTCACTTGCGTGGCCTGCCTTTATATGTTGGCCTTGATCTAGCCAGCGTGAAAGACCTCACTGCGGTCGCCATGCTTTGGGTGGATGAAAAGAGGGACGTAATGTATTTACGCTGCATGCATTTTATTAATGAAGTGTCAGCCACTGGCAGACAGAAACGCATGGGCGTGGATCACATCACCTGGCAAAGGATGGGCTTAATGCAAATCACAGAGGGTAACGTCACCGATTTGCGAGCTGTAGAGGGATATATAGAGCGCATTCACGATGAATACAAAATCACAGCTCTGGCCTTTGATAGGTACTACTCTGAAATGCTGGTGCCGGATCTCATTACATACGGGATCGACTGTCAGCAGTTTGGCCAGGGTTACGCATCTATGAGCTATCCCACCAAGCAGATGGAGAGCCTAATCTGTAAGGGTCATGTGTTGCATGGCGGCCATCCTGTTTTGCGTTGGCAGGTGGGTTGTGTCCAGCTACAGCGAGACGATGCAGATAACATTAAAGTTAGCAAGAAGCGAAACCAAGAAGGCCAGAAGGTCGATGGATGGGTGGCCAGTATTATGGCTCTAGGTTGCTATTACAACAACAGCGAGCCAGAGCCTTTACTTGAAGTGTACAGCCTATAACGCTGAATGCCTTATCTTTAGCCTATGGCAAACAGGCTGCAGAAATGGGTAAAAAATCTCAGGATGAGAGTGGGCTACTTCAGCCCGGAAGATGTCGCCATGCATGCCGGCATCTTGTCCAGTGCCAATACAGCCGTACCTGTTACACCACAGAGCGCCATGGGCGTGGCTGCAGTCTATGCCTGCGTTCAGAAGATCAGCAGCAGCCTGGCGAGCATGGAGCTGAATATTTACAAGCGTGATGCAGGCGGCAAGGAAATAGCTGCTGGTCATAAGGTGCAGCAGCTTCTGCAAACCGAGCCCGCGCCCGACTTGACATCCATGGAATTCTGGGAAGGCATTATCTCCCAGGCTTGCATGTATGGCGTGGGATACGCCCGCATTTACTTTGGCGGTGATGGCCGCCCGGAATATCTGCTACCATTAGAGCACAGCCAGGTGGAGCGCAAGCAGACAGCTGCGGGCACCTTCTACAGGATCCAAGGCGGTGAGATGTTGGCAGAACGCGAGATCTTCACGGTCTGCAATCTGTTCCGCAGCTCACCCATTCGCATGCATGCTAGCAGTATTGGCCTAAGCCAGGCGGCCCTGAACTTTGGGAACGATTACTTCAGCAATGGCGGCCAGATGACAGGCGTATTAACTAGTGAGCAGAGCCTAAGAGAGGATCAGGTGCGAACTGTGCAAAGCAGTTGGAACAATAGCCAGACTCATGCAGGCACAAAGTTGCTGCCTTTCGGCTTTAAGTATCAACGCGTTAGCATATCGCCCGATGAAGCCCAATACATTGAAACGCGAAAGCTTGGGGCTGAAGAGATCGCGCGCATCTTTAGCGTACCAGGCACATTGATTGGCATCAGTGGGCAGGCGACATACAACAATATTGAAGCCCAAAACTTACAGTTCAAACAGCATTGCCTTTTGCCTTGGGCCCGCAGGATTGAGCAGGAGGTAAACCGTAAGCTTCTGCTAAACAGCGAACGCGTTCGCTATTACAGTCGCTTTGATATGGACAGCCTAAGCCGTGCCGATAGTGCCAGCCGCAGCGCATACTATCAGCAAGCTTTGCAACATGGTTGGATGAATATAAACGAAGTACGCAGCCGCGAAGATCTAAACGGCATTGGGGCAAAGGGAGAAATTTTCACTTGCCAGGTAAACCAACTTAGCTTAGATCACTTGCAGAGCTACAGCGAAAAACTTTCGCAAAAAGAAGGGGCGACCGAAGCCGCCCCCCAGACCAATTGAAAAAACCAATTGCGCCCCTGTGTGAAACAAAGATAGACAATGAAATCATATAAGCAAATCGAAAAGCGCAAGGCTTCAGAAGTTCGCGCAAGTGAAAAGCCCATGGTCTTGGAAGGATACGCAGCAGTGTTCAACAGCCCAACAACTATTGGCGACTTCACCGAGCAGATCGCCCCTGGTGCATTTTCCGAAGCATTGGGGCAAGATGTGCGCTTTCTGCTCAATCATGATGGAGTGCCCTTTGCTCGTACCGCTAATGGATCGCTACAGCTCACAGAAGATGATCACGGCTTGCACTATCGCGCAGAGCTTTTAGATACACAGAGCGGGCGTGATCTGTATCAGATGGTACAGCGCGAAGATTTAAACGAGAGCAGCTTCGCCTTTACTATCGCCGATGAAGACTGGAACGACAACCAGCGGACGATCAATAAGGTTGGCAGCTTGTTTGATGTTAGCGTGACGACATTTGGCGCCTATCCCCAGACCTCAGCGATAGCCCGCAACAAACAGAAGGAAACTGCTGAACCTGTGGCAGTTACACCAAAAACGCCTATCTTTGAAAGCAACGAAAGAAAGATGCAGAATTATTCACTAAATGACCTGCAAGCTTTGCGGGAGCAGAAGCAAGAGCGCCATACTGAGTTGCTCGGAAAGATTGACGCAGAGAGCCGCGAGCCATCCACCGACGAGATGACTTTGGCCCGCAGCCTTCACAAAGAAATTGAAACGCTTGATAAGCAGATCGAGCTGAAGCGCCAAAGCGAGCAGCAGGCAAAGGCCCACGACTACACCACTGCACCCAGCCACAGCCAGCAATCAGAAGTGAACAGCGTTAACGCCCGGTTTAGCTTGCGGCGCGCGATCACTAACGCCATGGCACAGCGCGCGCATACAGGTGCAGAAGCTGAATGGATGCAAGAGCGCAAGAGCGAACAGGCGGCCATGGGCCTTTCTGTAAGTTCGAACATTGGCATTCCTGCTGTAGCCATGCAACGTGCTGCAGCTGGTCCCGACAACTTCCTTGCCCAGGGCGGAGCTGGCACAGATGGCGCAGGCTTTGTAGCCACCAACGTTCCCGGAGCTATCGAAGCCCTCAGAGCGCCAGCCGTCATTGAGCAAGTTGGTACCACTGTGATCACAGGCGCAACTGGAAACATTCAATTTCCACGCATCAGCACCCCGGCATCTGTGGCCCTAACTACAGAAAGCGCAGGCGGTGCAAGTGATGCTGAAGTAGGCGCAGCAGCAGATTCTGGCATGGCTATGGATGTCGTCACGCTTACACCAAAGCGTGCAGCAGCTAAGACCATGTACAGCCGCCTTCTGATTGAGCAAGGCGGCGCCGATGTGGAACGCGTAATTGCCCAGGATCTAGGTGGAGCTATGGCCGCCTTCATTGATGATTACTGCTTTGATGCTATCCTGGCAGGTTGCACCACAGGCGCAATCAGTTCTGGCGCAGTTACTGCAGCTATGTTGTTTCAACTTGAGGCCGCAATCGTGGCAGCAGGCGCAGACATCAATGCTTCACGCTTAGTTGCTGGCACGGACGCACACAAAGCGTTGCGCCCATTGGCAGGCGTTAGCGGTGTGACTTCTTTGCTTCCAGAATACAACTACACCGTTACGCCACACATGGCAAGTACCGGAAATACGCCCTTTGCGTATGGTTCATTTGGGCAGGCTGGAATGCTGGCATACTTTGGGGGGCTGGACCTGCTCGCGGATGTGTACGGAAGCAATGCCACCAATGGGACCGTAACTTTGCATTGCAATCGTTTCTTCGACTTTGGCATCCGCCACGCTGCAGCTGTGGCCTGCTACACTGGAGACAACACCTAAGACGCTTTGCCCGACAAAGGGGCACCGATTCGAACAGGAAAGGCTGTGGCATCTGCCATGGCCTTTCTTCATTTACATACAGCATGAGAGTACAGAACACAGGCAGCGCCCCCGACTACAGCACCATTCTAAGCACAGCAGATTTAAAGGCCCATCTTCGCGTTACTCACAGCGTAGAAGATGCTTTAATAGGCAGCCTAAGAAATGCGGCCTGTGCCTGGGTGGAAGGATACTGCAACACAAAATTGCACGCCACCACAGCCACTGGCTTTCTGCGTGGCTTCCATCGCACCACCTGGGCAGTGGGTCCGGTTACAGCCATAGCTTCGGTAAAGTATCAAAGAACCAGCAGCACGGCAGCCAATGACTTGACCACTATGGATGCAGGGAGTTATTACTTTGACATTCAGACCCAGCCCGCTGTTTTGGCCTTTATCGATAGCCCAAGCGTTTTTGACTACAGCCACTATCCTGTGCAAATTGCCTTCACCTATGGCCACGCTACACCGCCAGAACCTATGGTGCATGCTGTGCGTTTGCTTGCGGCCCACTTCTACGAGAACAGGCAGCAGGAGATTACAGGCACGATCAGCTCACAGATTAAGGTGGGCGTAGAAGCTTTGCTTAGTCAGTACAGAAACATCTTGCAGCCATGAAGCAGGCAGGGCGTAGAGATAGATATATTGAGATTGTGCGGAAGGCGGCCACGCTGGATGCCTACGGATCTAACAGTGGGAACACCTGGGACACTTTTAAAAACCTTTGGGCGGAGCTTCTACCTCGTGGCTCTGCATCTGAAAGCGTGGCAGCCTTCCAGGTATTCCCACAGGCTAAATCTGTTTTTATTGTAGATCACCCAGACCAGGCGAGTGCTGGCAGCAGTGAGATGATTCTGCACACAGATAGAATCCATTGGGATGGAAAAGCTTTTGCTATCCATGGCTTTGATGAGATTGGGCGCAAGGATGGCCTTCGCATTTACTGCACAGAATTAGCAGATGGAGTTGACAGCTGAATGGCGAGAGCTTGCGCAATTGATGCAGGCCACAGAGAAATTGAGCCGCTTGCATGTGACTAAAGCGGCAAAGGTTCGGGATCTAAATATCAAAGCTGCGAAGAAAGGCGTGGCCAGCTACAAAAGCGCTGTAAACGTTGGCTCTAAAGTTCGCATAAGAAGGAAAGGACCAGGCTCAAAGCGTTGGGAAGGTGGCCATAAGGGACCAAGTCAGGACATCATGCCCGGCACACTAAAGCGCAGCATTAAGCTGATTAAGCCTT